TGTCGGTTAACGAAAATTGTGGATACTTAGCAACCAAATCATATATGTCATATTTTAAACATCCTGCAATAAATGAATCAACAATAGCATTAACCGCCTGACCATTTTGACCTTTTAGTTCTTTGTCTATTATAAGATTCATAATTGACGGGTGGTCAACTACAATCTTCCATGATAAGTTACCAACACGGGTTGTGTTATTATAAGTGTAAACAGGTTCAGGACGACCTAAAAATTCATTTGCAGTCCATCTTGTATTAACATTCTCATCTACCCTCATATCATAAGGGGGGAACCACATAATACGACCACCATTAGGTCCTTTTTCACAATTCGCCAAGTCATCATAAGTATAACCAGGTCTGTTGGCCGTTCTCCATGCTAAATTTTCAATTGAGAACATGTATTTTTTTGGACCATTAGAAGAATAGTCATTACCTAACATATTAGACGAATCCTCACCCCTCATCGGTGCGATGTTCAAATTATATGTGTTATCTAAAACTGAGTATGTAAATTTTCTTTGGTTACCTTCAGTCTTTTGTAGGTCACCCATATCATAAAAGGGTGTGTCTTTAGTAAACACACGACAGAACTCATACCCTTCAGTATAGTTATTTTCACTTGAGTATCTAACTACTCTTGAACCTTTACTTAATATTTTGTATCCGTCAGAAAACTTCTTACTTACTTGGTTGATTGCGTTTCCGGCATGTTCAAGTTTCTTATCGCTTCCATCGGCAGCGTCAATAAGTTTCTGTGTAGTATCAAGTATTGAACCGTTTTTGTACTGATAGATTGAGTTATTACTCGTTTTGGAATCAAATGTACTTTTGGTTGCAGTCCATGAACTGTCTGTTGGTTGTGTTGGGTTATCATTTGTGGGACCAGGTCTTTTACCGTATTGAGATTCACTACCATCACTTGACCATACAAAACCACCCGTAACACCACCACTATCATATGTCGATGTAGTATTTAAACCAAACTTAAAATCGTTGTTTGGTCCTTCGTATTCTTTTCCTAATGCACCATAACCAAATACGGGTGACTGTGTTGCATAACCGTATTTATCAATGGGCATCGCATCTGAAGGAAATACGATATCACTAGGTTCTGATGTTCTTTTACCTATATAGTAATTTCCATTTGGAGCACCTAAATTTATATCGTTAATAAAGTTTGCACGATAATCAGGGCGATAGTCATTGAACTCTAAATTATTAAAAAGGCTTGATGATTGACCTTGACCTGTATTAGCCAAGAAAATGTCAGATGATGTTCTTGTGTTTGGTAAGTTTAATTTCTTTACAAATTTTTGTACTCCTGTGGCCCCAAAAGAACCTGCAATATTACCAATAGCATTAACACCCGCATTAAGAAAACTTGTTCTTTGTACTTGGTCTAAGAAACTTCTTCTTTGTGGTAGTGAAAAATAATCACCAGGTATAAAAGAATATGGTGGTGTAACACCTGCAATTCTTGATATAAAATCTAAACCTTTACCAATTATTGAATCAGGTTGAGATATTGTCCAATTCGGTTCTATTATAGGTACTCTACCCGCAGCAATTCCTAACGCTCTGAAAGGGTCGTTTGCTGCATCGATAACGTTTGCTCTACCTAATGTTTGTTGATATAAGTTAGAGTCTCTTCTTGTTTTCCAATCCCTTTGTAGTAATTTAGCACCTATTTGCATTAGGTCTGAATCATCGGTTAATCTACCATCAGAACCTTGAGGGTCATCAGATATTAAAATTTGATATGGAGAATATAATGAAGATATGAATTTATAGTACGTATCTCTTTGTTGTATTGGGTCTCTCAAATATTCTATAGGACTACCCGCAACTAAATTTAAAGGTATAATGTTTGTTCTTACAACATCTTCAACATTAACCTCATCATCCCAACCCGCTTGTGGACCGTATAGGTTTTTTATAAATGAATCTTTTTGAGAGTCTTCCGTAGTTTTTGAAGGTTCTGAAGCATAATAATCATATTCACCTAAATTAGACTGAGTACCCTTATCTTCATTAATATCTATAACACTTCCGTAAGTTGAGTTAGTATTTTCAGGTCCAAATGCATTTTTTATATATAAGAGTTTTTCTTGGTCATCTCCAATATCAACCAATGAAGGACTATCTATAACGGCTAAATCATCAACATTAAAATCACCAATAGCTGGTTTTGAATTTGGTGAAAACGCACCGGGATAATCATAAGGAGGTAAGTTCCTTACAAGCAACTTTTTTCTAAAATTCTCAGTTGAGTTAAATGATAATGGACTACTCATCTATTCTTTTATTAGATAAATAGATTGTTGATTGATTTTTTAAACATAACCGGCAGTTGTGTTACCTAATGGACTACCAATCCCACCTAATACGGCTTTTCTTACTTGAGATACGAATTCAGGGCTTCTCATAGCCATTTCTAAATCTGAATTATTTACACCTGTAAGATTTATTTTTATTTCCATAGGTGAAAAATTAATATTTTTAGTACTTTCTGTTGATGATTCTTGTCTTCTACCTGTTAGGTTAGTACCCGCTAATACTTCATCATATTCATTTAAATTAAATACCCCTGCAGGTCCTGATATTACACTAGCAGTGCCTGGTGCAAAATACCCATCATTCATAGAGGCACCACCATTACCTACATTTAATATTTGAGTTATTGATTCTGTTAAATTATCAAGAGCAATCGTTACGTTTCCAACACCAACACCAAATTGATTTACCTCTTCAGTTATCGTAGTCATTCCGGGTGTAACCTCAGGGTCAATATTTACTAAAGATTCTCTAATTTGTCCAGGTAAATTTTTAAATAATGTTGTCATTTCGTTTTGAAATGAAGTAAATGTTGTTTGTAAGCTTGAACCTAAAGTATTAGAACCTGTTACAAAATCAGTAACTGTTTTAGTAAATTGTGACTGCTGAACAAAATTATTTATAGTTTTACTTGTTTGTTCTCCCGTAGCATCAGCAACCGCCCTCATTAAACTTTCAAGGTCTTCACCTCTAGAACCAGCCTCTCCCGATGCATAACCACCAGCTAAAATTCCTGATGTCTGTATTTTTAATAATGTTGCGTTTTGTTGTTCTAAAAGACTAAGTTGTTTTACTGCAATATCTCTTTCAGACATTTTAGAAGCTTCACGGGATTTTTCAAGTGCTTTATATTCTTCTGACGATTTATTTTGTAATACAGATAAATCTGTAATCGGCTTTTTCAAATCAGGAAGATTTAGTGATATTTGTCCATCAGGACCTATTTCGGCTAAATTTGCAACTAATTGTTTAGTATCTTTATCAAGACCTGTGAAATCTAAAGATTCCATTACTTTTTGTTCTTTAGCCGCCTTTACTGCAGTATTTGCCAAATCTTCATAAGACATACCAAGAGCATCTGCTTGTGCTCTCAATCTTCTCATTTCAACACCTGTTATTTTAAATTCACCTGTGTCTTGATTAAACATAACCGCCGATTTAGCAGTATCAATAATAGCATTTTGAAGACCTTCCATGTCATTCTCAGCCATGTACATTAACTTAAATGGGTCCGCTAAATCACCAACAGCTCCACCTAATATTTGCATCTCCGCAGCTAAATCTATGGCCTTTTCAGGACTTAATAAATCTGCAGCTAATCCTGTTATTTTTGTAAAGTCCATACGAAGAGATTGAGCTCTCGCAACCATTCTACCTAAACCTTCAACACCATTTTGAAATCCATAAGCATTTACTAACTTTAAATTTTCACCTGTTGTCTTTAAAAATTGACCAACATTAAGACCATAACTTCTCGCAACCTGTGCTAATGCTTCAGTTTTTTCAATGGCAGCGTCAGTACCTTGACCTAAATCTTGAAATCCTGTAACCATGTTACCGATTTCTTCTGCAGTAAGGTTAGTTGTTCTTTGTAATGTTACTAAACTATCTAACTGTTCGTTAGTTAAATAATTGTTTCTTTGTAAAGATTGAGAAATAGATTTGTATATTGAAATATTATCTTCAAGGGACGCACCAATATCTACCGTACTTTTAAAGGATTCAACTAAAGTTTTTTGTATTTCTCTTGATGCACTACCAACCTGACCAAAAACTGTTCTTGAAACTTGTTTTGCCGCATCTTCAACAGTTTTTAAACCTTTTATAAATTCACCAGGTTTAATTGCGTTTAATGCCGCCTGAGTGGCATTAGTTATAAAAGAACCATCATTAGAAGGTTTTTGAAATGGTCCTGAATTACCACCTGATGTATTGTCTTGAAAAAACATGTATTACTATTTTATGATAAATAGATTATTTTCTGTTTTTTTGTTTTTCCATAGCCTCTTGTCTCTTGTCAAAATCTTCAACTATCTTATTGATGAAATACTTTCTCTCAAATACAGGCATGTTCAACATATCTGAATATACAAAGTTAGCATGTTTAGACAAATAATAAATTTCGTCTAATTGAATTTTTTTATAATCAGAAGAAAGGTCGAAAAAACTCAGCCCCGAAAGTAACATTGACCGTTACTTTTTCTCCTGACGGGGCGAAAATGTCCCTTCTTAAATCAAGACGGGGTTCTGCTAATTTTAATTGTTTTCTAATAAACTTAGCATCTGATATTGGCATTTGAGTTATAAAAACAGAAATGTTTTGTTTATTTTCATCACCATCAATAGTTACGATTTGTTTTTCTAATCTCTTAGTCGCAATCGGTGCAATCATTCCTTGTGGATAGTTACTTTGGATTTTGTCAATCTCTTCTTGTTCACCAATATTTAATAATCTACACTCCACTACTTTTCCTGATGAAGGTAATTCTAAAGTAAATAAACCTCTCTCATTAGGTTCCAATTCAGGTTTAATAAAGTCAATTTCATCCAATTCAACATTCGCCTCAAATTCTTTATTAGTAATAGGGTCAATTGTTTTTACTTTATATGTTGTACCAAATGCCGTATTTCTTAAGAATAATAAGATAGACTGAACATCACCATCTAATAATTCATCAATATTAAAGTTGGGTTCATAAATTTTTTGTTTCAACAATGTTCTAATGATACCATCACTCTGAATAATGTTAGGTGACATCAAGATATTTTCATCATTTGCGGTTAGATAACCTACCTTAATTGACGATTTTTTGTTTTTATAAAATTTTCCACCCGAAGGTAACTTCACCACATCATGTGGTAAGTTCATGTTCATTTGTCCGTACTGTTCTGTTGTATCCATATTATTTAAATAAAAAAAACCATAGGGTTTCCCCTATGGTTAAATATATTAAAGTTATTTTTTTCGTAAATACTATATTAGTAAACCAAAATACATCTATCAGGACGTAATGTTGCTGTGATTGTTGCCAATCCATCATCACCATAACCTAACGAATCGAAGTTAACGTCCGTTAAGAATGTTCCTTGTAGTATCCACTTTTCAACCGCAACACCTGTAGGGTCTAACATTTCCAAGTCCAAATCTTTCTTATAACCTGCAGCATAACCCATACGACCAGTTACTGATTCAGAATGTAAACGAACCCACTCCATAAGAGCTTGTGATGCTGAAGGACCGATAGGGTCACGGAATGTTACGTTAATAGTATTCCAGTTAAATCGTCCTGCAACGAATGTTGATGTGTTCAAAAATGGAATTTCAGTCGCTCCAATTGTCACCTGAGGACGTGAAGTAGATTCAACGTACCAAGAGTTGATACCCAATGATGAAGGGAAAGTTAGAATAAATCGATTCTTTCTTTTTGGTTCATACGGTGTGGGCATTTTCATTAATAAATCAGCCATAGTATTTTGGTTTTAATTTGTGTCTTTTATTTTCTTATAAATATTATGAGTTCGAAAAAATTTTCTATTTACTTTAATTTAGAAATCATTTACTCATATAATGAGCCCAGATTTACTGTAATTAATTAAACTTTTACTTTTTCTCCTCCTTTTGTTAAATAAGTCTTAACTAGTTTATCTTTATCTTCTGCATCTAGAAAATCTTTAATCTTCTCTATATTTTTAGTATCATCATCAGAAAATCCAATATTAGGTACAAAGTTGTTCTTTATACCATTCTTAAAGTAAGCCTTCTCCCCTAGTTGTTGAGCCATGCTCTTAACGTAAGATAAGAAGTTTCTTAATGCCACAATTTTTCCCTCTTCAGGATTGGCAGCACTACCCTCACCATACGTTACAGGATGAAACTTCGCCAAGTCTAAGTAAAAATCTATCATCTCCTTATCGTTCATTTTTGTTTCATCAAAATACTCACGATACCTTTTTAAGTTACTAAGTAACTTATCCTTACTAATTCCGTTGTGGTCACTAACAATCATATTGTAAACCGCCTCACGAAGTGTGTTAGGATTGTGTCCCCTCGCAGTAATTATGGAAAAAATCGACCCCCCATTTATTGCCTCAACAAAATCATCCCATGAAGGACCGGGTTTTGCAACCATTGCATCAATTATAAATGCCTTATCACCCTCAACACGGAAATTACGATAAGGGTCTTCAGCATAACCTATAATCGTCTTATTTTTATACTCAAAAGGTTCTTTACCTATTCTTTCTCTGTATTCGGCAAAGTCTTCTGTACTCATACCTACTTCATTACCTTTATCGTCTGACAACACAATCTGTGTTGGCATTGTCACGATATTATCATCCCAGTCAAAAGCGTAGTACTTTAAATCTGGTTCACCCGCTTCATCAAATCCTTCACGAAGTTGTTTTTCTTGGGCAAATTCTTTTAAAACTTTACGTATATTCATTATTTTTCTTTGGAAACTTTATTTATTAATCTATCTAATTGTTCTTCAGAAATAACAATATTTTGGGGTTTTTCTGAAAAAGTTTTTTTATCAGACCCTTTAATGTTTAATGCTTCATTTAAATTTTTTTTCTTAAATTCCATTGTAGTCTTTTTTTAGGCTATAAAGGGGGGTACTCTCGAACCCCCCTTCTATTGTGTTTATTATCTATTAGATATTTTCGAATGATGCTCCTGTTGGAGTAATCAAGAATTCAATATCGATGAATTCAAGAGCTCTTGTTGGTTTTAGATAAATCTTACCTGTTAGGGTATTTGAATCTAAATCTTCAGGAGTGTTTGATACAGTCACACGGAAATCAATCAAACCTCTATCTCTACGGATTGAATCCAAGATTGGGTTAACTGAGTCTAAGAACTGTTGTCTTACTTTCTCATCATTTTGTTCGAATAACAATCTAACCGCCACCGCTGATATCAACTTACGAGCTTGTAACAACAATCTTCTAACGTTGATTCTGTCAAGTGCCGATTCTTTAACTTGAAGAGTTTTGTTACCCCAAATTACTGTACCCACATCTGAGAATGTTGCGATTGGATTAATTCTACCTTTATATAGAGTGTCTCTATCGTCTTGAGTCAACTTCTTACGTGCTTTAACTGAGTTTACGATACCTCTTGTGTAACCCGCAGATGCGAACCAAGGGAATGCGATGTTATCAGTCAATGCTAAGTTTCTTACAACCTCACCTGTTGGTGGAAGATAAATCTGAGTGTTATTGTTAGTATCTCTCGTCAATATCCAAGGATAGTAAGTTGCAGTGTAGTTAGAGTCAATACCTGAGTCATCTAATAAATCTACTAATTCTTCAGGGTAAATAAACTGAGTATCAAAATCTGCAGTATTTGGTGAGAACATATCGTAGTCAGGTGCTGTCATAACATAGATTGAATCTGCTCTGTCAGTTTCAACCATTTCAACTGCGTCATTTACTAACGATGCGTTATTAACAAAATCAATACCAGGTGTTGTAAATACGTTAATGTTTACAGACTCAGGGTTATTGAATGTTGTTTGACCCCACAAATATGCGTAGTAGTCAGTGTTTGCCCATTGTTGTTGGTCAGGACCTGTGATTGGTTTAAAGTATCCCCAACCTGTAGAATCAGGATAAGTGATTGATGTTGAACTGTTACCTTTCAAGAAACCTGTATTACCTAATGAGAATGTATCACCATTTGAACGGTATTCTCTGTAGATATCCCATCCGTCAAAACCACCTTGAGCAAGTAATGTGAACTTTCTCGCAGCTAATGAGTAGTATGGGTTTGTGTTGTTTTGAGGGTCAGTTTGGAACGAAGCTACACCAACTTCAAATGCTGATGTACCTGAAGATGTATAACTACTTGAGATAGTTACCGCAGTTGCTCCTGAATCCATGTGGAAACCTTTGGTCAATACGGGCCAATCTGTTCCGTTACCATCAGAAGTTGTTGGTACTTGTTTACCTTTGTATTCAAAGAAGTCACCATCAATTCCTACTTGTGATGAGAATCCTAAATAAGTTTTTCTAACTCTATCACCCGCACTTCTTACAACGTTATCAGCTCCTGATGAAGCTCCAAATGGTGGGTTATAAATAATCTCACCAGGTGTGTTGTATTTTGTTTTATAGATTGGGAATGGATTTTTAACTCCTGAGTATTCTCTGAAGTTGTATCCTTCAAATCCACAAGGTAGTGCATCATCTGGATGGTCTTCATCCATCTCAACCATAATATATTTAGATTTTAATTCGTACTCACCGTTTGATGTACCTACTCTTTGTGCTACGTATGAGTTTTGAGTTGAGTTCATCGTACAGTTTGTGAATTTTTCAATAACTAATGGGTTTTCATCGGTATCGAAGAAGTCACGAACGATAATATCAAATGTACCATTACTGAACTGCATGTTAGCAATTGACACTTTAACTTGTCTGTTTGCTGCACTACCGTCAGAAATTAATATAAATCTGAAAAGTTTGTAAACTGTATTACCACGTAATTCAGAAACAACATAAGGTGTTCCTGGTGTTTGGTATTCATTTAAGTACCAACCGATAGATGTAGTGTCCAAACCTCTTGCTTCAGGTAACGCAGTCAATGAAGAGTTCAATCCTCTAATGTAACCGTTATTATATGAATCATTTAATGTTGATTGGAATACCTCTTCTAATAATAATGGAACTTCAGTTCTTGGTTTAGAGAAGTTACCTCTACCAAATACCTTACTAATATAGTTAGTATTTGATGAATCAAATGATGTGTTGAATGTGAAAGCATTACCTGCACTTGTTACACCCGATACTCTAAATGTTTCTTTAGGGTTTGTTGAAACACCTGAATATGCTCCTGAAGTAACTAATGTTACATCACTAGTTCCTGTAACTGTGTAAACAGGACCACCTGAAGAATCTGTAGTGATACCTCTTGAACGAAGAGTTGCAACAACTACATCATCATAATCAGTATACGATGTACCTGAATAATCAGAATAGTAAACTTCCATCTCACCTGAGAATGCTCCACTACCCAAACTTTCTAAATTACTGAAACCTGCACCAAAACCGAAACCATAATATGCTCCACTGTTGTTATCAAACAACGAATAGTACCATGGGTCATCGTTAGGACTTGTGAAGTCTGCATCAGCATCAGTCAATCCTGATACACCGAATGTTTCAGTAAATGCTGTTGCACTTGTTACACCTGTAACTGAATCAAAAGTACTAGCACTTACGGTTCCCCAAAAATATGCAGTATCACCTGATGTTGCAGTATCTAATATAGTAGAAAGGATATTTCCTTGGAAATCTTCACTAATTGAAGATGAACCACCCGCAAATGTAGTATAAGGTAATGAAAACTTAGAACTTAATTTTGCTGGTATTGATGTTATGTTGATTGTTCCACCTGTATTACCTGAGAACTCAAGAGTCTGTGGACCCGTAGTTCCTGTGATACCTACCGTTGTTTTATCAACGTTAGCTACAGTAGTAATTGACCAAGATGGACCTGCGTCATAACCGTTTAGACCTAACACTCTTGTTACAAAAAGTTGGTTAGATTGTTGTAAATATGCCTTAGCGATATACGCCGCTTCATATTTAGGTATTTGTGTGTTGACGAATTTTTCAGGTGTTGTACCTCCAAAATAAGACAAGAATTCATCATAATTAGTGATGAAAATAGGTTCAAATGCTGGACCTTGTTGAGTTTCCCCAACGATTCCTAGTGTAGTTACACCGACACTCTGAGCTACGAAACTTAAATCTCTTTCAGAAGTGTAAACACCGGGAGAAACGAATACTTTGTTTGATGTTGCCATTTAACTTGTGATTTCTTTTAATTTATTTTATAGATAAATATTTAGAAAAATTACAAAATACATTTACTTAGGACTAATATTTATTATTAGGTAGAGTTTTTTCTGCCTTTTTTCTACCTGTTTGTTATGAATGAAATTAAAAATCTAAAAATATCGAAAGAAGCTCACACGGTCCTAAAAAACTATTGTGAGGAAAATGGACTAAAAATGTATAAGTTTTTAGAAAAGATGATTTACGAGAAATGCAAAAAGAAAAAAGATATCTACGGAGAATAATTATTTAAGATATGCCGTGGTAATTAAAGACGCACTTTGACCACCCGTAACCTTCGTGATATCCAATTTTAACAAATCACCATCACTAACTTGAATCGTACTCAAATCTGAACCCACATAGTTGTTGTCAATGTAAACATCATACGATGATATGTTTTCAGTCCCCGTAACCAATAAATCTACCGTATACCTAAAAGTTTCAACTTTTTCTGTTTGACTCTCAGAAAAAATAATGTTTAAATCAAAGTTGTCAGGTCTACCAGGTATTTTAGATGCCCTTCTTGAACCCGTCTTAGTACTAACCTCAAGTAATGTAACCGCCCTTGTAATCGCAGGTGAAATCTGAAACTCCTCCTCGTCCATCAAAAACCCTAACATCGTAAAGTTATAATTTTGAACATAAAACTTTCTCTTGTTAACCTCCGTAACTGAATTGTCAGAAATATTATTTAAAACAATCGGAACATAATGACCCTTTATAAAGGTATACGCCTGACGAGAACTAAACTTCTGTAAAACAATTTTGTTGAATTGATTTAATTCCCTCATTCGATTACAAACAATCTTAATATCATATGTGATATCAACAGGTATAGGTTGAGGTATCTTATATATATCCATACCCTTTCTTGTACCATCCCAAGTCGGAACTTGAGCATATAAAAATTCTTTTCTATTTGGTATCGTATATTGTAACGAGGGGTTTGTACCATAAGGAACCTCAGGCTGTCTTACCGTAGTAATAAAAGGAAACTGAACATTACCATTTAAATCTTCCGTATTCCAAGTTTGTGTAAACTGAGCCCAATTTTGTAAAGTGATTATTAAATCAAGATTACTAACTTTCTTACCATCAACAACACACTCCAACTCATCACGAACGAAATCTAACATACCTCGGTCTAAATCCGCATGTAAAATTCCCTTAGGTAAATAAGTTCCATCCTTTTGGATAAACTCCAAAAGTTGTTCCCTTCTCTCTAAGAGTTGTTTCTCGGGAGTGAGGGGTAAGTGTTTCTTTATTTGTTTTGGTAATGCCATTATGTATAAATAGTATGTTAGGTTTATTTATAATCCAAACCTACCTTTTTGGGCGTTGTAGTTTTGTAGGATTTCATCATCAGTTAATGCTCTGTTATATAATAACACCGTACCTATATTACCACCACCATATGCACCTCCTTTATCGTAACCAATTAAAAAATCCCCTGTACTAAGACTACCAATACTTTTATTAACTGTATTTTTATTAATACCATTAAAAAAACCTGAAAGGGTTCCATCATTTTTAAATCTCATACCTAAGAAACACCAACTATTATTTGGTAATTCAGTTGAGGTGACATTAAATAATGGTTTATAATTTGTACCATAAAGCTCAACATCAAAATTTCTATCAGAGCCAATCCAACATCTATAATTATTTTGAGAGGAATTACCACCTGTTTTTCCTATAAATGGTGACCAAGAAGATGATGTAAATTTTAACCAATGAAGTAGAGTCACTTCTGAAGACATGTCAAAGATTGAATTATTACCACAATTTACATAATCATCTGTTCCATCAAACACAATACTACCACCACCATCAGTGCTAAATGTAGGGCCATTTGTAAAAGTACCATTATTTGTACCCCCAACATCATACCATGTTGTCCCGTTTTTTGGATAAGATGGTGTAAATCCAGCATCAACATTAAATACTAACCCATCCGTAACAATTCCCTCATAATCTCGATTTAAGACAACTTTGTCAGTTTGACCAGCAAAGTATACCAAACACTCGTTTGCTGTCGTGTATGACGTTCCTGCTATGGAATTCGTTAAACTTATAAGTTGAGCATCATTTGACGCTGTATATATTGATGGTCCCTGAGATTCTTTGTTAAGATAAATGGTGTATCCACCACTTGGTGGAGTAATACCGTTGTAATATCCTGTTACATTTGTCGGTCCTTTTCCAACACCTCCTGTTCCTATATAGAAGTTACCCTTCTTGAGAGCCAATGTCTCAGAACCTGTAGTGTATTTGATTGGATTTGACATTACAACCCTCTAAATTCATCTTCAGATACGGGTGTTGCAGTGTAAGTGTAATAAAAACTTTTATAACCCCCATACGTATGTTTATTATCATAGTTTGGTTGAGCCGCGTTAGTTACAGAATAGTATTTCATTTCACTAGGTGATATCCAATAACCGATGTAATCACCGAGTTTAATCTCAAATTTCAATGTTTCCAATTCTTTTTCATAAACAGAAAAAATAAGGTTACCTGGTTCGTTCTGTATAATCTTACTACCACCAATGAAGTCATTTGACGGTTCCTCAATTCTAACCAACGCATTAAATTCAACAGGTGGTAAAAATTGAACACCATCTGAACTAACTTCACCATAAACATCATCCTTTACCGTGCGTTGAGAATCAACACTGTATAATACCAGTGTAAAGTTCATGTCTCCACTTAACCATTCTCGACCCATTTCTATCTCGAGATTATAGTCTTCAGAGCCAAAAAACTTATTTAATCGTGTTATAGGAACTCTTCTCTGTGTCATATATTGATAAATATTTGTTTTTTGATTATATTTAAATTTATTTACATTATGCAAGAAAATTCAGAAACGCTTTCTAAAATTCCTGAAGTTAAAGCCCTTCGTGTCCTTGACGAATACGTTGGTTTTAATAATTATATTCTTGCAATCAAGAAAAAATACAAAAACAACAAAAATTTTAAGATTACAAGAGCACAATCTGATTATATTAACAATTATAAGGAAGTTGTTCCAAAAATCGCAAGAAGATGGGTTCCATTAGATTCTTATTTTTCCAAAAAAATGATGGAAGATAAATTATTAACTAAAGAACCTGAAAAAATATACATTGAAAAACTTTTAGTTGAAAAAGATAAGGCATTTCACATATGGGGAAAGTTATTTGAATCTGAAGAACTTCATGATTTTTGGTTACCTAAGGCCGCAATTATTTCTAAAAAACAAACTAAAGTTGAAATTGATTACGAAAAATATTCTCATCGTCCTCCATTAGAACACCAAAAAGAAGCAATTGAAAAGTTGGTTGCCAATGAAAAATACATTTTGGCT